AACATCAAGTAGCAGAAGATCTTGGACGTTATTATTGTCAACACCCGAAAGAATAGCAGCCTGAACGGCCGCACCATAAGCAACTGCCTCATCGGGGTTGATCGTTTTGTTTAGATCTTTATTATTGAAGAAGCTAGAAAGCATCTGCTGAATCTTCGGAATACGGGTTGATCCTCCCACAAGAACAATTTCATCAACCTTAGACTTATCCATCTTCGCGTCACGAAGTACTTGTTCAACGGGTTCCATACACTTCTTAAACAAATCAGAGTTTAACTCTTCAAAACGTGCACGGGTAATAGTTGTATAAAAGTCAATCCCATCAAACAGCGAATCAATCTCAACCATCGTTTGAGCCGTAGAAGAGAGAGTTCGCTTGGCACGTTCACACGCAGTCCTAAGACGACGAATAGCCCTAGGATTTCCAGAGATATCTTTCTTATTCTTTCGACGGAACTCATCCGATAAATGACGGAGAAGACGTGCATCAAAATCTTCACCACCTAGATGAGTATCACCAGCAGTAGCCTTTACCTCAAATATACCACCTTCAATATTGAGAAGTGATACATCAAACGTACCACCACCAAGATCAAAGATCAATACATTTTTATCTTCATCTTTGTTCTTGTCCAGACCATAAGCAATTGCAGCCGCTGTTGGTTCATTAATAATTCGAAGACAGTTTAGACCCGCAATAGCAGCAGCATCCTTTGTCGCCTGTCGCTGTGAATCACTGAAGTAGGCAGGTACAGTCACAACTGCATCTTTCACAGTTTTACCCATGAAAGATTCCGCAGTCTCCTTCATCTTAATCAACACCATAGACGAAATTTCTTCGGGAGCAAATTGTTTCTTCTCACCGTGAAATTCAACATTGATCATAGGTTTATCAGCCACACCGGGAACAACTTCATAAGACCAGTCCTTTACGTCGTCTTGAACTTTCTTATCCGAAAACTTACGACCAATAAGACGCTTCGCGTCAAAGACAGTGTTTTTAGGGTTCATAGCTGTCTGATTTTTTGCAGCGTCTCCAATGAGACGTTCATTATCTGTAAAGGCAACGTACGATGGAGTTGTACGATTTCCTTGGTCGTTCGGAATAATCTCTACACGATCATTCTGCCATACACCAACACATGAGTAAGTAGTTCCTAAATCAATACCAATAGCTTGAGACATTATGTACAATTCATACGAACGAAATCTTTAATCCTCTAAAAGAAATCAAGACGATCTGCTAGATTTGGGAATATAATCTTCTTGAACTTGTTCTCCATGTATTCGAACATATCAAGTCTACATTGTGAATACCGAAGTCTCTCGGTAAGTGAATACTCTCGACAATCTTGGCGTACTGGTAAAGATACCCATGTATCAAAATTATCATTGTACCACTTAGATTTTGAATTGTTTTTGTATTCATTGTTCATAGATTCAATCAAAGATTCCTCCATTAATTTATCTTCTTCTTGTTGAAGCATTCTTTCAATATCTTTGATAACAAGATCAAATGATTCAGTATTTTCACCATTGATATAACTACCACGTCTCATATGTTTTAATTGTGATAATCTGGAGTACATGATGTTATATATCATTATCGATGTAACTTTAAGCAAAATAAATTATAAACATATGATAGAATGTCATTGTCACTCGACGACATACCTAAAAAGGTTCAGTACATGGTAATTGATTCTAAATATATCAACGGAAGTAATAACGCATTTTCTGTTAATTTAACTCTTGAATCAAACACTCATATCGAGAACATGAACAATGTACTCGGTATAAAGATGGTAGATTTTTACGTTACACAGATCGGAAAAGCAAGTTCATCTGCACAAGCCAGTAATATACCCAAATACATAGATATTACGTGTCCAGAAATACCCAAAGTAGCACAGATGCTCGATGAACGCCATGGTAGGTTATTCGCACGTATACCACTCGAAAGACATTACGCCAGTGGATCTAACACCGTGGTAAAAGATAAAGAATGGAAAAGTTTTGAAAGACAAACAAACTATTTTAACCCAATGTCTATTAAACAATTGAACTTCAACTTATACGAAAGTCAAGAAAATGGTACATATACATTTCTAAAACCAGGTGTAAACTGGTATATGGTACTTGAAATTACAGTCGTTCACCCAAAAGAAAAACCAAAGGACAAGAATGTTCTAATACTTCAAGCTCTAGAAAAGCTAACAAATAAGATTGAAGTACTCAACATGAATGTCAAAAAATTACCCGATAAACCACAAGAACACGAAACTAAAAAATATCCATTTGGATACCTTATCATCGCAATAATATTGGTATTGGGAACTTTTATTTACATGGTGAATAAAAGTAGTCCTCCACAAGCGATGTAAGAAGATATCCAATACGGGGCTTGAACCCGCAACCTTCGCGTGCCTTAATAGATGTAACTCTATATGAATATACGATGTATAAGCACGACGCTCTAACCGATTGAGCTAATTGGATGTGCTACCAGAGGGTTTCGATCCCCCTACTTCGAACTTACAAGGCCCGCACTCTTCCGATTGAGTTATGGTAGCGACTGAATATTAGTATAGTCTATTCTTTAATATAATTACGCGACAGAAGACTTCTTGGTTGTAGACTTGGCAGTGGTCTTGGTAGCAGCCTTTCCGACTGGACCGGCTGGACCGGCTGGACCGGCTGGACCGGCTGGACCGGTGCGACCAGTGGGACCTGGAGGGCCTGGGGGGCCTGGAGGTCCCTGAGATCCGGAACCACCCGCACCACCACAATTATCAATCATCTTAAGAAGAATATTGTAAAGTCGTGTCTTGTCGAGACGAAGCTTATCTATTTCCTCGGAGATTTCTTGCTTGAGAGCATCCATGTTTGTATACATAAAAGAAAGATTATCTTTATATATAATGATCTTTATAGGACCAACTTTATTGAGTGGTATTGGGCAACATACAAAGAAATATATGGACCTCTTTCCAGGAAGTGAATATTTCATGTATAGCGAAGATATACCGGAATGTGATCACGCGTTTCTGTTTGCAATCCCAATTGAGAATGTTCTTAATCGAATTCCTTACATCAAGTCAAGATGTAAAAAACTCATATGTATGACCGTTTGTGAAACTGAAACTGTGCATGAAGATTATGGAAAGTTGTTTGAACACTTTGATCGTATAGCTGTCCCAAGTGAATTCTGTAAAGGTGTTCTATCACGTCAATTTCCTAACAAAGAATTTTATATTATTCATGCTTATATTCCAAACATACCTTATGTATTTTATCATATAGGCAATATTCTAGACCCTAGGAAAAATTTTAGAAAGATACTAGAAGCTTTCGTTCGTCTTAATAAACCAGATACCAAATTACTCGTCAAGTCTACATGCAAAGAAGATGTTACGATCAATATGGATCGAGTTGAAGTAATCAATGGTCTTACAACAGAGGATGACATGAACGTGCTTCACAGTCGTGGACACTGTTATGTAAACTTTTCAAATTCTGAAGGTGTAGGAATGGGTGCAATCGAAGCAGCTGTAAGAGATAAACCTGTGATCGCAACAAATTATGGAGGACCAAGTGAATATCTCAAAACACCCTACATGATTGAGTGTGAACTTCAAGAGTTGGAAAATGACGACTTCCTTTTTAAAAAGGGTATGGTTTGGGGTAAACCAAAGTTCGAACAACTCTTGGAATTCATGGAAGATGCCTATTCTAAAAGACTCACTTATATGGATCATAGTCACACGAAAAATATTATGTCACGTGAAAATATTTTAAAAGAATTCAGTGTCTAGGTAGTTGGCGGAAAGAACAAGAAGACCCATTAAAATTGTACCAGACATAATAGATCCACGCTGAGCTACGAGGAAACCAACAATGTCATCAATAGCTTCAATATTAGTGGGTTTAGCGTAACGAGGTATGAGAACGCTGACAATGATGTATAACGACATTGCTATTATTACAGGTCTAAGTGTACCCTGATCTAACATTTATACTAACTGGGATTTTAATTTATCCGACACGTTGTGTTTTCTGCAGTAGTTCCCACACACCGCCTTAAACTTACACCTCACCCCAGACATAGTTAATGCCACACAGATATGGTTCTTTACTTGAACACGAGGGTCATCAGGTAAAGTGGTGATAAGCTGTGTGACCCTATTATTTTTCAATCTCCGCGCCTCCTCGTATTTCTTTTTCATTTTCCAAGTAGCGTCAGCCAGTTGGTAGCATTTGTCATTTGGCTCGGTGATGCGATACATTTTGAGCGTATCACCGAGACACTTGTGCCAGAGTTCATCACGAATAACTTCCATTTTTTTTTACTTACCACGTATCATGAATCATGTCAACTTAGGTAACTTTTTTTCGTGTATTATACAAAGAGATGTTCTACCTGTATCTAGTGATAGTCGTCTTCTTGATGTACACAGCCATCAAAAACAGGAAGGTTGTAGCATCTTCATCATTGGAAAAACTGATCAGACAATCGGCTCGGTATGCTACTGCTGCACAACAAGATGATTCACCACTCATCGCAAACTTACACGCCAACTATGCAGCTGCTTATTTATATGCGGCCAAGGATATAGCAAATGAAACTCAAATTCATAACTCTACAGGTGTTGACGTAATTAAGTTCAAAGAACATATAGTGAATATCC